GGGGGGGGGTAAAATCCTATTTGCCTTATGATGAGAAGAAGAATGTTACCCAAAAGGAAGATAATAGAGGTATTCGAGGAACTATCTCCTCAGGATAATGGATATTGGGCGGTTCCTGATGGGGTCTATGAGGTTGAGTTCGCGTTGGTCGCCGGAGGTCTTAATGGAGAATATTCCGATGTATATAATGCCGGGAGTGGCGGTAACGGAGGTGGTGTGCTGACTGGGACTATATCCGTAAATCCATGTGTTACATATAGGGTGGTTGTTGGAGATATAGGTGGTGATAGTATATTCGGTATATATCAGGCTATTGCCGGTAAAGGTGGAAGAGGCGGATATGGAGTTGAAGGGGATGGTCATGATCCTTCCCCGGGAAATCCAGGGCAAGATGGATCATATGTTTTTAACAACAAATATCCTGACCGATATCCTTATCCTATGGGCGCTGGTGGTGGATCGGGAGCTTATACAAGAGGATGGAATATGGGCTTTTTATCCGGAGGGAAAGGCGGAAATCACGGGGGAGGTGATGGAGCTGGAGTCGAGGATATTGAGGGTGTTATTATTAATGGCAAAAATGGAGGTAATGCCACTTATTATGGAGGTGGTGGAGGAGGAGCCTCTAAAGCTTCTAATAGTGGGGCTACGAGCGGTCGAGGAGGATCAGGTTATCGTGGTATTGTTATTTTACATTATTTTAAAAATGGATGATATGGATAGGAATGATATTATAAAAGAATTAGGTTCTTATTTTGATATAGTTGAATTGGTGTGTCCTCATACATACAATAAGTGGAAGGACAGATCGTGGCAGTTTCTTGATACTGCGTTTCTCCATAATCTTCTTATATTACGGAGGGATATAATCAAACAGCCTATGTATTGTAATAATTGGGACAAGCAGGGGCAGTTTTCCCAACGTGGTCTTAGATGCAACATCTGCCAGATAGTTAAGGATAAGAAAGATGTTTATCTATCCGCTCATGTGTTGGGTAAGGCTGGGGATTTCGATGTCAAGTCAATGACGGCGGAACAGGCTAGAGGCTTGATCTTGGATCATCAAGATATGTTACCATATCCTTTCCGGCTTGAAGGGAAGGTGGGTTGGTTACATTTTGACAGCCTTGATACGAGGAACGGTATACACGCCGTGGTGTTTTAGGTACTTAATGGTATAGTAGTTAACTTTGCGAGTAGGGTATAAAATGAAAGACAAGGACATGATAGAGCGAGTAGGGGCTTTGTGGAATATTGCGCTTGCGTATGGTGCCTCTTGTTGGGCTTATTTCCAGCCGGTACACCATTTATTAATTGTATTACTTATAGTATTAATAGCTAATTTTTTAGCTAGGTTAGCGCAAAGCATAAGGGGCTGGAAGCTCCGACGGAGTCGTAGAAGAAGGTTTAGTTTTAAGAGATGGTTTAGGGAGGTCAGGTTTACTGATATTCTTAAGGAGTTCGCTTTGTCCTGTTTTATAGTAATGACATTATGTGTTATATATAAGACGTTATACCCGATCGAGGAGGAGGCTAGCATGATACTTACCGTTACCAAATATGGGGTGTATATAGCTCTTGTTGGATATGTTATGCTTTTCCTGAATACGATAGGGGATGCTTTTGCTGACGCTTATCTGGTTAAGGTGTTCAAGGCTGTATTCAATAGGATAAACGTATTCAAGATGTTTGGCTTCTCTAAAAACATACCTGATGAGACGTTTGACGATATAAGGAGGATTGCCGATGATGAGGTTAAGGATAAGTCTTAGGGCGATTTTTTGTTTAGGTCTGTCGCTATTCCTGTCCTCTTGTGGAAGCAGGAGGCAGGTTAGCGACACGTCTATAGATAATCGTTTGATAAGCAGGATAGAGACGATGATAGATGAGGTCATGGACCGGAAGATCGTGGAGATCAGGACATCTGATCTTAATGCTGATATTGTCATAACTGAGAGGAAATTCGATACTACGAAGGAGGTGGATCCATCCACTAGGGAGCGACCCGTGTCCTCCCAGACGGACGCTCATATCGTCATCGGCCGGCGGGATAGCACGGTGACGACCGATTCCCTTGGCGTTGATAAGACGATCACCGGTATTGAGGATATTGATAAGAAGACAGACATCAAGCATAAGGATATAGACGATAAGGAGGAATCAAGGTGGCCGATGGCTATTATCTTTATGTCGATCTTAGGTATATTGGTTGTATTATTCGTGTTGTTGAAAAGATTCGGATTGATAAAATAATAGGTGTACAAGAAACCCCATACACCTATTGGTTATCACCCCAGAAAAGAATTGCAAATATGAGGTCAGTCCCGGATTCGAACCGAGGTATATGGTTTTGCAGACCACCGACTAAACCAACTCATCCAACCGACCGTATCGCAAATATAAGGATTTTATTTGACCAGATGACTTAATCGACCATCTTTTTAACTAACAACTTTCCTTAAAGCCAAATAGTTCTTATTTAACTTCTGGAACCGTAGAGATAATTGTATAGACAAGTATTGTTTTTAGGTGACTCTTGTTGGAAGCCAATGAACAAGGTGGCGGCGTCATGGCGTGGGGCTGGTGGTTGCCTTCCATGGCCGGCCAGGAGCGGAGCGACTCACGATCCACCCTGCCGATTTCCTTTGGCACTTCACGCTTTAGCGCAGAAAAGAAGTAAGTATATAAATTCATTAACATTTAACATAGGTAGTAATTATGCGAATAAGATCGAACAAGAAGATGTGATAAGTATGCAGATAATTTAAACATAAAGCATTTTTGGTGGTATTATTGAGATCTTTATTTACATACATACTACTGGTTTTTAAGTTAATGATTTTTAGTTATCTACTTTGAATAATAAAATGCGTTAGCTAATATCAATTCATTAGTCAAGTTATTAATTAACAATAGGTGGTTATTAAAGGTAAGAATAGTTTATAATGGATTTTCCTAGAGAGGGTAGCGAAGCTTCTTAATACACATGTCACAAAATGAACAACTGTGTTTCAGGTACTTATCGTATTATTGATATAATATCATTGATATGTAGTAAAATTAGCCACGTTTTTACTTCCAAGAATCATATCTTTTTCGTATATTTGAAGTGGTTAAGATAATGGTGATATGAAGTTTGACTTGAATTACATGAGGAAATGTTCTTCTATGATAAAAGAATTTCCTGTATATACTGAGGCTGAGAAGAAGCAGATAGTTGAGGGACGCTCTTGTATTAAGCTGTCTAAAGGTCAGCCTATATATCCACGTAATTTCAAGAAGCGTAGAGATACTTTCGCCGGTGCTGATTATACCACGGCTAATCCAAGGGATATTGATCCTAACAACATCTATATACCTCCTTATTTTAGGCTTAAGATTATCATGGCTATTATCATCAACTTTGATAGGGCTATTGCGTTTAACAGGATATCGGATAATGATTTTAAGCTGGGTATGACATATCGGTTTATTTATGAGCATGTTGGTTCGTTTAAGTGTTTTGAGAAGGCTTACAGCATGGTATCATTAGTTATTGACAACGAGTTGTCAATCATGAGATCCATTGGTGATTATAATTACAAATGGAATATGCGTAAGATATATCCATCATGTTTCGTAAGCAAGGCTAAATTTAGATATATTGGAGGTGGTGAAGATATTTCTCCAGTAAGTTCTAAGGAGAGAGCTAACAAGGCTAGAAAGGCGGCTGTTGATCATAAGGTTATGATTATGGTGAATATTATTGGTACGAAATCAATCAATAGTATAAGGAATATTGTTAAGTCAAACGGTAAGCTTAAGAATAATGGCAACAGGGCTGATGGGAGAAATGATAAGACTCTTTTCAGTAAATTCAACAAACGCCTGGATCATGAGGGATTTAAAGAAATGAAGACCTCATCCTTGTATAAGTATCTGAAATCGGCATTAGAGTTTTTAAGTGTAAGCTTATTGGAGTTAAGGGCTTTTGCTGATAGGGCTGCTTCTGATATAGAGAACGGGAAGAAGGGATATGTTCCTGATTTCTGCTCTTTTGATGATTGTTTTGATGTTTGTTCTTTTATGGAGGATTCGTGATGGATAATTTAAGCGTCGTAAGAGGTGGCGATATATCTGTTATCTTTAATCATGATAACGATATGTTTAACATTCAAGAGTTATCCGATTCTATTGGATGTAATAATGTTTTATCATCTATTGTGAAAGACCCGTTAAACGGATCCATGTATGTCGTAAGGGATGTTTCTGGTCAGAAGTGGGGTGACATCGTGGCTTTGGTAAGATTTGGATGTATGCTAAATAAGTCAATTATAAAGGATTTGATTATTAAGTCTATTAGATTGTGGGTAGAGGTATGTGATATATCTTATAATAATGTTGGTTTATCTATATCCGATCCTATATACAGTACTTTTCTTTTTAAAAGTTATATGTCGGTAGCTGGAGATAATACCGATCTTAATAGGTTTGTTGTGGCTCTTAGAAGTAGGATGCTTACCTATGATCTTAAGTCTCTTTATCTTTATATAGCCATGTTTATGGCTATTAATGGAGGTATTCTTCTTAGTGAGGAAGATCTACTTGCAGCTCTTATCTTGTAGCTTCATTTGTTATATTGTTCAAATTAGTATCTTTGTGAAAAAGATATTAATATGAACCAGATAAATATCATACCGAAGATAATTCATGATAAGTTCGCCGCTAGAATTATCATGGATGATTACAATATAGAGAAACCTATCGTTATTACTGTCGTGGCTAGACGTAACGATGGTGAGTATAATACCCAGATATTGACATACCCGACATCTGGCGTTGATTATGAGGGTAATGTAAGGATGGTGTTTTTCGATGTCGCTAGGTCTCATGTTTGCCAGATAACATCGGTATTTATCAACGGGCATGAGGTCAAGACATATTATACCGATGTCCCGGATCTTGATATGCAAGCCCGTTATGACGATAGCTTGTGCCGGTACGATAAGAAGGTTAATATGAATGATATTAGGCTATCGTTTCAGGTGCTAGAGACACGTGATCCCAAGGTGTTGCAGGTATTGGATGAGTCCGAGTGGGGGCTGCTGGAGGACAGGAAGGCGATCATCGAGATCACTACGCCGGGCATGTCCGACCCCGTTACGTTGTTTCTTGGCAAGAATCAGGTCAATACCTTTACCAGCCTAACACTAGGTCTCAATTGTTTTAATTACGATGATTGTAATGTCAAGTATCTTGATCTTCCAGACGGTATATATGATATTAAGATCATAGGTAGCCCTTCCACTTACAATTTCAGTCGCAAGTATCTTAAGACGGATCTTATACGCAGACGTCTCGACCGGCTATGGATCAAGACTGATGTCTTATGCGAGGACAAGGATAAGGGTCTTATAGACAAGATACAGGAGATGGAGACACTTATGGTCGTAGCCGAGGCGAATGTCAGGTTGGATAACATAAGGGCCGCCCATGAGATTATTGATCGTGTCGGAGAGCTTCTTGAGATGGCTACCAATTGCGTGGATTGTTAAACATAAAAATATTTAGTCGTGGGTTGTAATACTTGTAAGGAAAAGGCGTTAAGGGCCGAGAGAGAAAGGATTGAGAGAAGTATGATGAATCATTCTTCTTCTACCGCTGTTAGCGATATGGAGTACGCTTCTAGAAGCACCGCTGGTTGTATGGTTATGCAAGATCCGTTGCAGACCATGGAACGTGACGTGGTTAGTATATATAAGCAAGTTCGTACCAAGGGTGATGGCGTGGGTGTATCTTATCTTAATATGCAGAAAAAGATCCGTGAATGGATCAAGAACCTGCCGTATGGATGCCCGCCTGACGAGGAGGTACAGGAAATGAGAAAGGAGATTCTGAATGGGCGCGCAGAGCATATCAAACCTTGATAGGACGGATTTATGTAAGTCCGTAGACGAATGGCTGTCCTGCCAATGGGGTAGATATATGAGATACCATAGGTATAGGATCGGGAATAAGCCCGATATATCCTATTGGGGTAAGATAATTCGTCTGCAAAGGTCATTATGTGATAATGATTGCGGGTTATGCCCGGATGAGGTGAGATCGTTAAAGGAACGTGTTAATAAGTTACTGGCATGAAAAAATACAGTTGTTTACATATAACTCCGTCCACTTGCGTACCTTATGAGGGTGATCTACCAGAGTGGTCAAAGCATAAGGACTCTGATGAGTGTGTTATGATCTCTGATGTGATAGAGGAGATATATGACGAGCTTACCCGTATCAGGGAGGCTATAGATGTCCGGGATCTTGGCGAGTCTTGCGTGAAGATAAATGGCGATAAGACTGTCGCTAAAATCCTTTACGCTATTGAGGATAAGATCTGCAATGGGTGATTAATGTCCTGATTTTGGGATATTAAAAATAGCCAATCGGTTTGTGTTTATCATCCCGATTGGCTATTTTTGTATGTCCGCCGACTCTCGCGAGGGAGCGGACATAAAGTAATTAATTATTAACTTCAAAATTAGATTAAAAAATGAAGACAGTAAATGTTTTAACAAGAAAGATGGGTGATTTTAACGTTTTTCAAAGAACGAGTGATGGTTATTTTGAAGCGTATGAGTTGGTGAGGCAATGGAACTCTTTGGAAGGGAATGAGCAAAGGAAGATGGATGTGTTTTTATCTTCGACTAAAACAAAGGAGTTTATTGATGCGTTATTAGAAGATTTATCTATTAATAGTTTTGGGCAAAAATGCCCAAAAATTGATAATCAATTAGTTAAGAAGTCTACTGTAAAAGAACATGGTAAATCTGGAAGACCTAAGAAGCAAGTATGGATGCACCCGTTTTTGTTTATCAAGTTTGCTATGTGGATAAATCCAAGGTTTGAGGTTCAAGTTATTAGATTTGTTCATGATCAGCTTATAGATTACAGGGATAAGGCTGGTGATGCTTACAAGAGAATGTCTTCTGCTTTATCTAAGATTGTAGATTCGTCAAGATTTAAAGATAAGGTACAGGATTTAGCTAGGTCTGTAAATATTATCGTTTATGGTCTTCATGAGACCATGATAAGAAATTCCGTAGGTGAAGAGATTAAGGCTAAAGAATTGATGGAACTGGAAATTGATATAGCCAAGATGATTGAGTTTGGATATATAACTACTGAAGAACAGTTAAGGGATTATTTGTATAAGGTTTTGAGAAGCAAAAAGGCTCTTCCTTTGTAATTTGATTTTAAATTGTATCTTTGTGACAAAGTGAATCATAATGGTATACGGTAATAAAGAAATAGTTCGGACGTTCACCAGAAACAACCCGCCTGCCGGGT